CAAGACCTCGACCACGACGAGTGGAGCTATCCCCTCAACGACACCGAAGTCATCCGGGACACCCGATGACCACCAGTGGCCTCCAGATGCTCAGTGAGAACGACGGCAACTCCCTCGACCAGTCCCCCTTCGACAACCTCTGCTACCTCCTCCTCTCTCCAGATGATGTCCCAAGAACACAACCACCCACACCCCTCGGACGCCAAGTGGCGTCCTCCGTCTGGGATGCGCTCGACCAGTTCCAACTCTCTTGACTTCCACGGCAAGCATCCCTACAATCTAGGCATGGCAGAAGAACTGTGGGGTGCGTCTCAACTCGACGGTCTCCTCAAGGAGGGCTTCATCTGCGAGCGTCCCTACTCCCAAGCCTTCTGCCTGATCATGGGAGGCCCCGACTGGAGAGGGGAGAAGGAAGCCGGGGTAGCCCCCTACTACCTCCCCCTCCAGCGATTCGAGGAGTCCCTCCGGAAGGAAGGGCTCGTTCCTCCTACGCCTCCCATGTTCACCGACGGGAAGTTCTTCCGGGCCGAACTCAACCAGAAGATCACCGGATGAAGGCCGAACCCACCAACATCTCGGCGCTTCTCGGCTGCCTCGGGGTCGCTCAGCCCATGATCTACCTCCCCCAGAAGGACAGGAGGGGCAACCCCTACGCCACATGGGACAAGGTCACCCACACCGGAGACGACAAGGACACCGCCTACCACATCGCGTGGCTCCTCTCCGGGATCCCTAGCGACCCTCCTGTCCCATCCGGACCCGATGAGACTGGCATCGACAAGGGTGTCCAGATCCCAGACTCCCAACTCGCGTGGATGATCGCCCTCCGTGCGGCCACCCTCTTCAACGCCATCCACGGCGAGCAGCACCAGTCGATATGACCGAGAAGTACGTCGGCTCCGATCTCCTCTACATGGCTGGCAGCTTCGCCAACATCGGGGAGGCTCTGAAGCAGATCTACCCTCCGAATGCCCTCGACAAGATCATCAACGCCAAGGCCCCGTGGCGGAATGCGCTGGAGCATGACGCTTGGACTGAGTCCCTCGCCATCCAACTCTGTGCCCTACTGGGAGAGACCGATCTGGAGCTTGGGCCAGACACGACCGACTGGATGGCCGATCTCCTAGAGCGAAAGCAGATGCGTCGAAAGCAGCTAGATGCTTGGCGTGATGGTACACTCCAAGAGTATGAAGCCGAACGTGCCCTCCGTCGAAAAGCTGATCGGCTCGACTTCAGCCCGGTCCCGCCTGACCATTCCTCAACTGAACGAGCTGCTCGAAAAGCTCAACAGCCTCGCCGTCGGCCTCGGCTCCGCGCCCGATCTTCCACCTAACCCCGCAGAATTCGCCGTCGAATTTTCGCATGGGGTCTGGCATCATGCCCTCCATCTCGACTTCATCTCCCGCCATCTGGTGGACATGGAGAAGAGAGACCTTCGCCGCCTCCTCGTCTCCCTCGGCCCCCGGCACGGCAAGTCCCTCCTCATCGACGTGTACCTCCCTGCGTGGTGGCTCGCACGCCACCCCAAGGACAAGATCATCCTCGTCGGCTACAACGAGACCTTCGCCCGGGACTGGGGAGCCAAGGTCCGCGACCTGATCATCGAGTATGGCGATGTCCTGAATCTGCGGATCAACCCCGACAAAGTCGCCGCCAACAACTGGGAACTCACGACAGGCGGCGGGATGATCTGCGTGGGCTACGGCGGCTCCCTCATGGGCAAGGGCGCTGACCTGATGATTCTTGATGACGTGGTCAAGAGCGCAGAGGAAGCAGAGTCGCAGGTCTACCGAGACAAGATGTGGGAGTGGTTCCAGTCCTCCGCTCTCACTCGGCTCCAGCCCAAGGGCGTAATCGTAGGAGTCATGACGAGGTGGCATCAAGATGACCTCTTCGGACGAATTCTCGACAACTACGCTGACCAGTGGACGACCATCAACATTCCGTCCTTGGCTGAAGCAAACGATCCTCTTGGACGAGCAGTCGGAGATCCGCTCTGGCCTGAGTTCCACAGTGACGATCCGGACTACCAGATCCGGAAATCCAGCATGTCTCCATTCTGGTGGTCCGCGCTCCATCAGGGCCGTCCAACACCTGAAGGTGGAGGACTGCTGAAGCGGGACTGGTGGCAGTACTACAACTCGCTCCCCGAGGAGCCGGATCAGTGGCTCCAGTCGTGGGACCTCGCCCTGAAGGATCAGGAGGTCAACGACTTCTCCGTCGGCCAAGTCTGGTGCCGGAAGAACGCCGACATCTTCCTCGTCGATTCCATCCGGGGCCACTTCCACATCGGCGAGGTCATCTGGCACATGAAGAACTTCGCCCGGAAGTACCCCAAGGCGATCATGAAGCTGGTCGAGGACACCGCCATGGGGCCAGCCCTCAAGCAGACGATCACCCACGACGTGCCCGGGGTGGTCCCAGTCCCAGTGAAGAACACCGCGAAGCGGAGCCGCGTCGAAGCGGCCGTTCCGTTCGTCATGGCCCACAATGTCCACCTCCCCCAGAAGGACGACAACACCAAGGACCGGTGGGTCTGGGAGTTCGTCGAGGAATGCGCCCAGTTTCCCAAGGGTGCCTACGACGATCAGGTCGACACGTTCACTCAGGCAGTGGCATTCCTCCAACCTGAAGGCTGGCGGTCCCTCCGCAGAGCCGAACGCGACAAATTGCCCGATGCGCCGAAACCAGTGGAGGTTCGGACTGCTAGTTTCCGTCGCTGGGTTCAGAAGAAGAAGAGGACGGCTGTCCGTCGCCATCATGAAGACCAGACCCGGGGCTCAATCCGTCCCGGGCAGCCTCCTCGCTGGTGATCTATGCTCCTCCGTGTCTATGTCGGCAAGCGCAAGTACAACACCATCGCCCAAGCGAACTGGAACTACCATCTCGGCAACGAAGTCCAGTTCCACGACATGAAGTACCGTGTCATGGCCGTCGGTCGGGAGGGTTTCCAGCCCACTGTCCATCTGAAGAGGGCAGCGTAGCGTAGGTTTTCACCAGACCCTTGACAGAGTGGGGTTTGGTGCGTAATCTGCGAATGAGAGTGGCATCCGGGGTGGTTGGCTCCTTCCCCGGGCAGGCAGTTCCGGGGCGGGGGGTTTGCAGAGGCTCCCCGCCCTTCTTTCCTTTAGAGGGTTTGACTCCCCAAGCAGTTTGATACACTAGAGACCATGTGGTTTGCACAAACCCGTGTGCTTCAAGATGCCATCGCTGCTCTGAAGGCCGAGAACTCTGACCTTCGGGCTCAGGTCAGACTGATTCAACAGGCTGCACACGACAGGGAGACGGCACTCATCGACCGACTTCTTGCCGTCTGTCAACCGGCCGCTCATCGGGAAGTTCATCCTCTTCCACCCCGTCCTATTGTTTCAAGCCCGGGGAACGGAGAGCATCAACGCAAGGTGAACTTCCCTGGAGGCGGAATGCTCCCACCCCCCGTCCCACGCCCCTACATTTCGGGGAGTCAGATGCAGGGTAGCTCAGTCGAGACAGAGCGCCGGGTTCATACCCCGGAGGTCGGGGGTTCGAGTCCCTCCCCTGCTCCCACCCCACATGAGGAGGGACAACCTGGCGAGTACATCAAGGACAAGGAAGAGGATGAGCATCCAACGCACCCACCTCCTATAGAGGATCCGGCTGATGGCTGATGACACCATCGTCTTCGACAAGGACAAGCTGTTTCGCTTCCCGACAGTCGAAGCAGATGAAGACTATGTCCTCGGCTTCCGTGACCGCTACTTCCAGCGGTACTCCCAGTACCGCAACAGGCATCTCACCCGAGTTGCCCTAGCTCTCTACTACGATCTCGGTCGGCAGTGGATCGAGCGCGACTGGGAGCAGACGTTCGAAGGTGTTCGTGGGTTCGCCTTCCGAGAGATGCAGCCCACTTCCGAGATCGAGCTTCCCCGTCCTGTTACGAACCGCATCGCGCCCGCGATCGACATCGAGTTTTCCACGCTGTCAAAGCGCCAGTGGAAGCCGAAGGTGGTCACGAGTACCCGCGACCCTCGTTCCCAAGCCGCAGTCAAGGTTGCCAACGATGTCCTGAACGACAGGCTGGAGAAACTCAAATGGCCAGACAAGCGGGACCGATTTATCCGCAACGTGATCACGTTCGGCACGGGGATCATGAAGTCGTTCTGGAACGAGAGCTGGTCGGAATTGATGTGGGTGTCGGTCGATGCTGCTCGCTGTTCTTCGTGCGGGGCCACCTTCTCGGAACCCTTCACGAAGGAAGGGACGCCGATTACAGCGTGTGTCGCGTGTGGTGGACCGCTGGAACAAGCCAATCTCAATGAGGAGCAGTCACACGGTAGAGATCTCTTCGCTCGTCCTCTTGGCCGTCAGACCCCAAGGGGAGGCACCGATCTTGAGGTGATCTCCCCTTTCGAGTACTACCCTCAGAACGGTGGGGTTGGAGTCGACAACACGAACTCCGTGATGCACGGTGTCCTCAAGGTGCGCTCCCTCGACTGGGTCGAGGAGCAGTACCCCGACCTCATCGACGAGGTCGAGCCAGAGTCACCCGAGGAACTGATGCGCTCGCACCCGATGCTTGGCGAGTGGGACATCATCGGCCGCTTCGACTACGGCTTCGACGCCGGGATCTACGATCACCACACCCAGGTCTTCGAGCTTTATCACGACCCTTCCTACCGTCACCCGGAGGGCCGGAAGATCATCATCATCGGTCATAAACAGGGACTCATCGCAGCCAACGGTCCCTTGATGCAGCGGATCGAAGATGAGAAGGGGATGGCAGAGGTCCCGGAGGTCATGCTCACCTCTGCTGTGTGGAAGAGACGTGAGGGGGAGTTCTGGGGCAAGGCACTGCCTGACGACCTGATCTCCCCACAGAACCGAATCAACGGGATGGACGCGCAGACGATCGAGGCCCGCGAGCGCATGGGCTCGCCGAACCTCTTGATCCCGGAAGACGCAGACCTTGAAGGCCCCGAGTTCAACGCGGCCTACGGTCTGGGCAAGCTCTTCCGCTATCGCGTCTCCCCTATCAATCCAGACGCCAAGCCAGAGGTCTTCGGGTCGATCCTGATGCCACAAGGCGTCTACAACGAGCGGCAAGCCTGCATTGACGATATGACTGCGATCGTCGGTCCTGCTGACATTGAAGTCGGCGAGGCCCCTCGCAACGTCACTACTACGTCCGGGCTCCAAATCCTGGGTGAGCAGGCCGAACGAAAGAGGGCGACCCGTGAACGCGGCATCGTGACCTCGCTTGAATCCATTTGGGAGCATCAACTCAAGCTGCTCTGGGTCAACCGAGTCGACCCAGACACCTACGAGCAGGCTTCCCCTGATGGCTCATGGGAGTTGAAGCAGTACGACCGGGAGGCCATCGCCGGTCAGACGAAGGTGAAAGTCGAGAAGCAGGCGTACGTCGACCAGTCCGTGATCATGCGGGAGGCCACTCGTGAGGCGTTGACCGATCAGCTTTACGACGCGACGAGCCCGCTGGCGAAGAAGAGGATCCTTGAGAACATGGGTCTCCCGACGGACATCAACGAGGACTCCTCACTTCAGATCGACAAGGCCAAACAGCAGTGGGTGGACTTCGTAGACGATCAGGTTATCCCGGTCATCGACCCCTCGATCGACAATCACCAGATCAGATTCCAGACCCTCGGCACCATGATCCTTCAGGACGAAGGGAAGCAGATGGCGGCCGAAGCTGGATGGGATCAGATCCTTCCCCTCATCGCTGGATGGGAGGATACCCTCTCCCGACTCGAAGCTGTCGATGCCAGAACCCGTGAGTTCTACGGTGGCGAGCCTCCCCCACAGGAAGCCGCAGAGATGTACGCGGAGGCCCTGAGCAACTACGAAGAGCAGAAGAAGCAGTTCGACACGATGGTAGCCACCGTCTTGGAAGATGCTGGTCCGGATGGACAGAACCCTGATGCTGCCGCTGCCATGCCTCCTCCTCCGCAGGAACCTCCCGCGCCTGTCTTCTTGCCGAAGCAGATCGAGATCAAGATCTTTGGCGTGTGGCAGCAGATGATCGACGTTCGCACGGCTGAGCAACCGCCAGAGATGCAGGGCCTTCAAGCAGTCATCATCGGGAAGGCGAACCAGACCATGCAGGATCCCGGTGAGGTCCAGCAGAAGGTCGAACAGTTCATGCGCTTCCGTGCGGTGGTCGATGGCTATCGCCTCATGGCACAGAAGGCACAGATGGCCGCGATGGCCCCACAAGTAGCACCGGGGTCCTCGCCGGGGGCAGCAGAAGCGCAGTAGGAGGAAGTGATGGCAGAGAAGAAGAAGAAGAAGGAAGTGATGCCGTGGGACAAGGAGAGCTACGACTTCACCGAAAAGAAGCCACCGCTTCTGGAAGCGGACACCCGCACTCCTGAGCCTCCTCCTACACAGTCCGATGCGGAAGAGACGATCGAGCGTCTGAGGCGTCGGAACAAGGAACTGGAAGACAAGTACGGTGAGGCCAAGGCTGGAGATCAGGCCGAGGGTCTGGACAGCAAGAAGAAGAAGAAGAGGTAGCTCATGCCGAAGAACAAGAAGTACGGGAAGGGCAGCATGAGCGCCCAGAACACTGTTGCCGTGAAGAACTACGGGCGGCACGAGGGGTCGACCATCGGGGACCAGATGAAGGGGATCTCCGATCTGGAAGACACCGACAAGGTGAAGTCCAGCAACCGCAAGAGGCGGCGCACGAAGGTGAAGCACAACAGCCCCTACAAGGCGGCGTACTGATGGGCGGCACGACTGGGAAGAAGAGGGTGGAGAAGAAGATGGTCACCCTCAAGCCGAAGCCCAGACCAAAGCCGAAGGCAAAGCCAAAGGGCCTGAGCAAGGCAGACCTGATCAGGCTGGCTGTCGGAGGCTAGATGCCTGAAGAGATGGAGCGGGCGCTCAAGGTGAAGGCCAAGAAGAAGGGGCTTTCGAAGAAGAGAGCGGACGCTTACGTCTACGGAACGATGCGAAAGACAGGTTGGAAGCCCAGTCGAGAGAAGGCGGGCGATCAGGCTAGAGGACTAGCGTGAGAACCGTTTGGTGTCCAACCTGCCGACGGCCGGTTTCAACTGCGAAAGGACCGTTGACGATGGGGTACTTCTCAGGAGGGGATCACCCTCTCATCATCAAGTGCGCTCAGTGTACGAATTCGTTCAAGTTGACCCCCGGTGTCTTCAATCAGATGCCGGAAGTCAGTGTGGTAAAGTAGTTTGCGACTGAGGGCCTACCCCTCAGCCAAGCGAGGAACCAATGACAGTAGACGCCGATGCAGTCGATGACGCTGGAACCGGTGAGGACTCCCCTACCGACCAGCCAACCGACACGCCTACCGACGACACGGCTGCGTCCGTAGACGACTCCCAAGCCGACGACACCACGACCGACACCGGAGACGACGCCCCTGACGACACAGAAGATGCCCCTGCGCCGGGACGCAGCACGGCTCTTCAGAAGCTCTTGGACAAGTACGGCGGCGACGAAGACGCAATGGTCGCCGGATACTTCGAACAGGCGAATTCCTCTTCTCGGATCCATCAAGAGATGGCCGAGTTGCGGGACTACCTGATGAACCAAGATGCGGACGATGTGGATCCCGAAGCACTCATCGCAGAGGATCCGGACGTACAGGGGCTCAACAACCAGCTAGGCTCACTGCAAGAGGACATCAAGGCGATCCAACAGGACCAGATGCAACTGGTCGGGGCATACGGTCAGGTCGAGAACGAGATCAAGGCGCTCGAAGCCCAAGTCGGCAAGGCGGAAGACTTCGAGAAGTCCACGCTGCAACAGCAGGTCTCGTCCAAGAGAAGTGAACTTCGGTCGATCATGTCTTCGGTCACTCGTGGGCGTCGAGAGTTGAACGGCGTCAACCGAGAGATCGCGGGCATCGAGAGACAGCAGGACAAGGCTCGACAGGCTGTACTCGGACGCAGAGAGACACATCGCAAGGAAGAACTACGTGGCGCTCAAGTAGCAAGGCTGACTCGTGAAGAGTTCAACACGGAGATGAGGGCACAGGCGAAGGAGTACGGGATCGACCTAAGCTCCAAGCAGTTTGGTGTCCTCACCACGTCCGTCAGGAACCAGCTTGCCCAACACCTGAATCGACTGCCCAAGGACTCACCGGGCATCAACATTCCGGCAGCGGTCAAGCACCTGATGGGGGAGTTTGCTGAGGCGATGAGCCTCAAGCCGAAGTTCCAAAAGGTATCGGGACAGAAGCGAACTCCAGTCAACTCTGGGCCAAAGCCAAAGCATGGAGGCCCTCCCCTCCCACAGGGGATGAAAGAGCCGCAGCCGCCAAAGAGCGTCCCGCAGTTCGACAGGCATGGGAACTGGACCCTGGCGTATAGCAAATGGCGAGCAGAAAAAATGTTCGGCAATGCTTAGCGTTTAGGTCTCCTCCCCTGCGGGAGAAGTAGAGAGATGGCCAACATTGGTTCGGGATTCTCGGATCTCGGCGTAGCTCTGAAGACGGTGTACCCGTCCAAGGCGCTGGAGCCGATGATCAATGAGGAGGCCCCGTTCCGCGAGAAGCTGTCCAAGTCGACACCCGCTGGCGCTCGTGTCACCGAAGGTGACGTGAAGTTCAACGGTGTGCTGGCTCTGCCCCAGAACGTGGCGCAGATCCTCGACGAGGGCGACCTTCAGACGGCCCGGGGTCGTAACGAGGTGCAGTTCAACCTGCGCCCCACCATCTTCCAGGCGACGATGAACATCGGCTGGCTCACTCGACGTGCTGCGAACACCGGCAAGTCGGCGTGGTCCGGAGGTGAGGTTCGTCGGCGCACGGAGGAGACCGCGTCCAACCTCGGCAAGTTCGTCGAGTCCACCTACGTCGGTACGGCTGGCTTGGGCATTCGTGCCTACGTCGAGGCAGCCGAAAACGACTTCATCACCCTCCGTGTCCCGGAAGCTACCAAGCTGCTCCGGGTCGGGCACAAGGTCTCCGTTCGTGACGGTGGAGACATCACCGCCCCTCGGGGCACCGCTGTCGACACTGATGGCGTCCGTGTCGCATCCGTCAACTACACGAATCGTCAGATCACCTTCGAGACCGAAGCGGGTGTGGCCGTCACCGATCACGACTCGGGCAGCACTGTCGTGGCCGACGACACCATCATCATCGTCTCCAAGACCGGGGTCACAACCGAGGTGAACACCGTGTTCGCCAACGGGATCCGGGGACTGGTCGACGATGGTACCTACAGCACCGACATCCATGGCATCGACCGCACGCTGACCGGCAACGAGAAGCTGAAGTCGATCGTGGACGACAACGGGGGAACCCTCCGGAACCTGACCGAGCAGATCCTCATCCGGATGTGCCATCAGATTCATGAGGAGTCCGGGAAGCGTGTGACGGACATCTGGACGACCCCGGGGCAGATCGAGAAGTACATCGAGTTCGTGGCTCCGGATCGTCGGCGTGCCGTTCAGTCGGGGACGTATGACAAGGGCACCGGTTACAAAGAGGGGGAGCTGATGCACTACGCTCCAGGCGTTGCCCTCCGGATCAACCGGTCGTTCGACCTCATCCCCCGCGAGCTGTTCCTTCTGGCGTGGGATACGTTCTTCCACTACGTGGCGCAGGAGACACAGTGGGTCGACGAGGGCTCGCTGCTTCATCTGGCCATCGCTTCGACGGGCAACCGTCAGGCGAAGTGGGAAGCGTTCATGGCGTGCATGGAGAACATCGGTTGCGACATGCCGGTGGCCAATGGCGTCCTGCGCGACCTGAAGGATCCGCAACTCAACGACTAGGTGACTTAACGGGGGTGGATCGCATCCACCCCCACATCTTCATTGGAGGAGGAGGAGAAGATGCCAGGAACAGGACGAGGAATTCCCCGTAGGGCTTTGGATGACGACATCATCAGCCCTGCAAAACTGATCGACCGCCTGAAGAGCAACAGGTATCTCAATGTGCAGTGGCCGGGAGAGTCGCCGCTATGCGTTGGTGTCGGTGGCTACGAGGATCCACTTGGATCAACAGGCGCTTTCAACTTTTGCCACTTTCTTGGGCTCTTTGGTGGCAATGCGTCCTACTTCATCTTGGGTGCAGGCACTACGACTCTGCTTCCGCAGCAGCCCGCAGCAACTGGGACTCTGAACGCAGGGCTGGAAGAGGCGGCTGCTCTGGGTGTCGAGTACATCTTCGGTGGGCTCCAGACGGTTAAGAACCCGCTTGGTGGCACCGTCGGTGATGGCACCAGAGGCAACAGGCTGATCCGGCACAAGTTCGCATTGGACGACGCTTCGGAGGCGGCAGAGTGCGCCATCGGCTTCAGACTGGCCGAGGCGGCAGGACCTGTCGACGACTACAACGACATGGTCTGCCTGAACATTCAGGCGGGCGTGGTCAATGTGGAGACGATCGTCGGTGACGCTACCACGGTCACGACTCCGTTCCCTCGGGTCAGTGCCGTCGCGGACAACGACATCGTCACCTGCGAAGTGAGGATGAAGGGCGGCAAGCCCACGTTCATCTTCACCAACCACACCAAGGGGGAGTCGGGAGACTTCCAAGTTCCGGACGCGGAGAGTCTGGTCGCTGATCTGGTCTACGTTCCGTTCGCTCACTTCCTTCAGGGTGCAGCGGGGTGCCTGTGGAACTGGACAGAGATCATCTGTGCTGATGTCGAGGACGACAACGAGTCGTTCTTGCTCTAGGAGGGCGTTATGAGAGGTAGCGTCTTTCGTAGACATCTCGGTGACGGGGTGATCTCGCCCTCGAAGCTCTCCAATGGGCTGACGGGGAGGCTCGTT